GCTACAGATTTGATTCCAAGGGCACCACCACCCTCTGTTAGTCTCTCGATCCCGTAGACGTAAGGGGGGCCTAAATAATTAGTTTTCCATACTGAATCCGTGAAAAATATAAGCACACCATATCGAGTTTTGAACCCCCCTACGATTTTCCCTTTTGTCTGTATTTCTATATCCCCGGCAGTATTGTCAACGGCAGGAGTAAAGTTGAAACTCTCAGCATGTGACCATGCAATCTTTCTGCTGTTTCCACCAGCACCCATACACATAATATGTCTTTCTGGGGTTACAAGGACACCAATATTGTCTACTGGCACACCTGCTGCTCCTCCTACACTGGAAAGCAATACTGCTGGTGTTGCTGTCTGAGCAGCATTATTAAATGACAGGCCGGATACATCCACAAACCAAATGCTACCTTCCCCAGTATGGCATGCCACCAGATCATCCCCGAAGTTATCCATCTGGAAAATCGGACAAAAATTGTCTCTCCAAGCATCCGGGTCTTTGACATCGGGATCAACGGCAGGATACCTTGGAGTGCCATATACATCACCACCATTTGCCGTGCCACCCGAACCATCTAGGTTCCTATCTCCTCCATACTCAAGGGCACCATAACCTAAGCCGGAAATCAGGAAATCCTGCTGACTTTCAAAATCAATGTTTGCAGCAGGTACACTAGCTGCGGTTGGTGTTATATCATAAATGGGGGCATTAGCTCCTGCCACCTGTGAACCGTCCCAAATTCTTAACGACTGTGTGGAACCAACTGCCAAGTATCTGGCACCGTTTGATAATCTCCAAGAATGTAGACCACGAATGGGGTCAACTTCATCTGTAAAT